ATATTAATCAGTATTCATATGAGTATTGCTTCAGAGAAAATATACATGATAAACTTTTTATGTATCTAGATCCTCCTTATGATATAAAGGATAACCTTTATGGTAAGAAAGGAGAAATGCATAAGAAATTTGATCATGATAAATTTGCTGCTGATTGTTCTGACAGTACAATACCTCAACTGGTTAGTTATAATTCTGACCAACTAGTTAAGGATAGATTTAAAGATTGGAAAGCTACTGAGTTTGATCTAACTTATACTATGCGTTCTGTTGGTGATTACATGAGAGAACAGAAAGAAAGAAAGGAACTCTTGCTACTTAATTATGGAACTTAAAGATTGGTTAAATTCTATTAACTTTAATAAGGAAGATTTGTCCTATGATATAAAGACATATCCTCCTTATGTTATCAATAGATGTCTATCAGGTTTTATTGATACTATAATGTATGCTAATGAAATGAATAGGTATCATAACCTAGATAAGGACATGCAATATTCATTTTATCTAAATAGTGTGAGGAAAAGGAAAAGATTCTCTCCTTGGCTCAGAAAAGATAAAGTCAATGATTTAGAATGTGTTAAAGAATACTATGGTTATAGTAATGAGAAAGCATCTCAAGCACTGAAAATTCTAGATAAAACTCAACTGAACTTTATTAAACAACGACTTGAAACTGGCGGCACACAATGAATACACAAGAACCACAGGTGAACTGGTCGCCTGATATGATGGTGGAGGTTCTCTTAAATGAACCTGATGATTTTCTAAAAGTCCGTGAGACTTTGACCAGAATAGGAGTGGCTTCTAGAAAGGAAAAGAAACTTTACCAGAGCTGTCATATATTACATAAGCAGGGTAGATATTATCTTGTACACTTTAAAGAATTATTTGCATTAGATGGCAAGAGAGCTAATCTAACAGTTAATGATGTGCAGAGACGTAATCGTATTACTAAGTTACTTTCTGACTGGGGATTGATTGGTATAGTAAGTGAAGATGCTGTGATGGACATTGCTCCATTGAATCAGATTAAGGTTCTTTCTTACAAAGATAAAGGAGATTGGATACTAGAACAGAAGTATAATATAGGTAAAAAGAATAAGGTACAGGAAACCACACCAGAGTAAAAAGACTTTCGTGTATAATTAGTAATGGATGCCTTAGGGGTCCACTATTAACTAAAGACGCTTATGGAGGTCTATTATGTTTGGTCCAAATTCACTTACGCTCTCAGTTCCTGAGACAGCAAAATACCTTGACACTATTCATAGAAATAGTATAGGTCTAGAGGATTGGATGAGAAGACTTGACTCTACCTTTGAAACAGGAGATGTCAATTATCCACCTTATAATCTTGTAAAAGAAACAGATACAAGATTTAGATTAGAACTTGCTATTGCAGGGTTTAGTAAAGAAGATGTTGAGGTAACTACAGAGTCTAATAGACTTTCTGTAGAAGGGAAACAAAAAGAATCTGATACAGATGAGTATGTATATAGAGGGTTAGCATCTAGAGCATTTGCTAGAACATGGACTCTATCTGATGATGTTGAGGTCAGTGAGGTAGACTTTACAAATGGTCTTCTTACTGTTAGATTGAATAAGATAGTACCAGAACATCAGAAGAGAAAGGTATATGAAATCTCATAGGTTAAATACACAACGTGATTGAAAAGGGTGATAAGATAGTTAAGATGGTGCTGATGAGTCCACACGAAGCAGACCACTTATACAAGAAAGAGAATGGTACATACTATTGGTGTCATCACAGAAAAGGTGGTGACACCTTTTCTATACCTGAGATACAGATGGAGATGTTCTCACCTCCACCACCTAAAAAGGTAGTGGTAGGAACAGATGCACCACACCATAACATACTAGAGAAGTATTATGGTAAGGACTGGAAACCTACACCACAAGAAGGATTGGAAGATCATTTCTAGGGAACTTGACTGTTCCCTTTTTTATTGCTAGAATTACTATATGAATTAATAAGTTATGACTGTAAAACTTGCTATCTTAAAATCAGGAGAGGACATAGTTGCTGATATAAAAGAGATGGTAGTGGGAGAAGGAGATGATGCTAGAGTGGTTGGTTATGTTCTTACTAAACCATGTGGAGTCAGTTTAAATAGTAAATCTATTAAGATTGATGATGAGAAAGATACTTATCAACTCAAATTATTTCCTTGGTGTCCACTAACCAAGAATGAAAAGATACCAATCACTGCTGATTGGGTGGTCACTATAGTTGATCCAATTGACAAAATTACACAAATGTATACTAAGGAGGTATTAGAAAATGGAACAAGTAAAGGTGCTAGTGCTGACAAACAAACAGATTCTAGTGAGTCAACTTGATGAAGTTGCCCCTATGGATATTGGAGATCCAAACTGCAAACTAATTGAACCATTTTTATTAAATGAGGATGGTAGTTTATCACCTTGGTTAATAGATGTTACAAATGACAACACATTTATGATGTGCTCTGATAAGATACTTACATTAGTTGAAGCTAAACCCACACTCTTAGAGAAATATCAAAACTTGATTAAATGAAGTTCTATACTAACGTGCAATTGATTGGGAACAAGTTCCTAGTTCGTGGTTATGACAATGGTGAGCATGTTCAATATAGGGATGACTATAATCCTACATTATTTGTCCCCTCTAAGAAAGAATCTAAGTACAGAACCTTAGAGGGTGAAAGGGTTGAACCTATTCAACCTGGTTTTGTGCGTGATTGTAGAGAGTTCTATAAGAAGTATCAAGATGTAGAGAACTTTAAAATCTATGGTAATGATAGATATGTTTCTCAATATATATCTGATATGTATCCCGAGGAGGAGATTAAGTTTGATGCATCCAAGATTAGATTAGTTACTCTTGATATTGAGGTTAAGTCTGAGAATGGTTTCCCTGATCCAGAAACTGCAGATCAGGAGATCTTATTGATCTCTCTTCAGGATTATAATACTAAACAGATTATAACTTGGGGTGTTAATCCATTTGATAATAAGCAGAAGAATGTAAATTATATTGAGTGTCCTAATGAATGGTCACTGCTTCAAAAGTTTATTGATTACTGGAATTCTAATATACCTGATGTGGTAACTGGATGGAACATACAATATTATGATATCCCATACCTATCCAAGAGATTGAATAAGGTTCTGGGTGAGAAGCAGATGAAGAGACTGTCTCCTTGGGGAATGAATACTGAGAATGAGATTTATATTAAGGGTAGGAGGCATCTCTATTATGATGTTGCTGGACTTACTCAGCTAGATTATCTAGATCTTTATAAGAAGTTTACCTACAAGGCACAAGAGTCTTATAGGTTGGATTATATTGCTGGTGTAGAACTTGGACAGAAGAAGTTAGATCACAGTGAGTTTGATACCTTTAAGGATTTCTATACACAAGGGTGGCAGAAGTTTGTAGAGTATAATATAATTGACGTTGAACTTGTTGACCGTCTGGAAGACAAGATGAAACTGATTGAGCTTGCCATCACTATGGCATATGATGCAAAGGTTAACTTTGCTGATGTGTTCTTTCAGGTTAGGATGTGGGACACTATCATCTATAACTATTTGAAGAGGAGGAATATTGTTATACCTCCTAAAGATAGATCTGAAAAAAATGACAAATATGCAGGTGCTTATGTCAAGGAACCAGTTCCAGGAAAGTATGATTGGGTGGTCAGTTTTGACCTTAATAGTCTGTATCCTCACCTTATCATGCAGTATAATATTTCCCCAGAGACCCTCAGGGAGGCTAGACATCCCAGTGCGAGCGTTGAAGGGTTCTTAAAACAGGAGGTTGAGATTGATGGAGATTATGCAGTTTGTGCAAATGGAGCGCAATATAGGAAGGATGTGCGTGGGTTCCTTCCTGAACTTATGGACAAGATGTACAATGAAAGGGTCATCTTCAAGAAGAGAATGTTACAGGCAAAGCAGGAGTATGAAAAGAATCCATCCAATGCCCTCACAAAGGAGATTGCTAGGTGTAACAATATCCAGATGGCAAAGAAGATCTCACTTAACTCTGCTTATGGTGCTATTGGTAATCAGTACTTCAGGTATTACAAACTTGCTAATGCAGAAGCAATTACTTTGTCTGGCCAAGTATCCATACGCTGGATAGAAAATAAAATGAATGAGAAGATCAATAAGATCTTAAAAACACAGGAGGTTGACTATGTTATTGCTTCAGATACTGATTCCATCTACCTTAATTTGGGTCCTCTGGTTGAGCGTGTATACGAAGGACGAGAGAAAACTAATCAAAATGTTGTTGGGTTCCTTAACAAGGTGTGTGAAAATGAATTTGAGCCTTTTATTGAAGGTGCTTATGAAACGCTGGCCAGGTATCTAAATGCCTATGAGCAGAAGATGTTTATGAAGAGGGAGAACATTGCTGAAAGGGGTATATGGACTGCCAAGAAGAGATACATTCTGAATGTATGGGATAGTGAGGGTGTTAGATATGAAGAACCTAAACTAAAGATGATGGGTATTGAAGCAGTTAAGTCATCCACTCCTGCCCCATGTAGAAAGATGATTAAGGATGTTCTTAAA